TATTAATTGTAACTGTTGCTGAACCCGTTGTAGATGTATAAGTGCAAGATGTTAAAGCTGTTCCAAGTGGAGTAATATCATAAAAAGAACCTTCATAATAAATAACTAGTAATTTTGAAGTTCCTATTGCTGCATATCTTTTACCATCTAATGCTGTCCACGTATGCTGGTCGCGCGCGGGACCTGCTAAGGTGCTAGCAACGAGTTGCTGGAAGCCACCTATCTTTTGTGGTTCGCCATAACGAAATCTTATATTATCACCATCAATCCATTGCCCTTCGGCTCCGGTTGCAGTTTGTTGTTTATTAAATCCAGGCTTAAATTGTATCTTCTGTAAAGGCATAAGCCTTCCTTTATATAGGTTTTATTAGTAAATGCACTACTTTTTTATTATATATATGTAGCCACTAAAACAACTCTATGTCCTGATTTTGGGAAAAAATGATAGTGTTTAAAATTATTAAAACAAACTCCTTTAAATTTTTCTGGTATAATTTCTTTTATTATTTTATTTTTTTCATCTATAATACAAGTTTTAGAAAATTTGTCACAATCATTTAAATATATAATTATTTGTTTGTGTTCATAATTATGATCTTGATGTATTTGAGATCTTAAGTTTCCGTTGTTAAATGTTAAATTATAACATATTCTAGTAAAAAAATTATATTTCTCATTTATTGAATTACAAAAATTTTTTAAAATATCTAATGTTTCATCATAACTATCTGGAGATTTAATAATGTTTTTTAAAGAATTATTTTCCAATCTGCCTTGAACAATGTGAGTTAAAATAAGATATTTTTCATCTAAAGTTTTTTTTGAAAAATTAAAATAATAAGGAAAATTTTTACCTAATACAATATTTTCTATAAAATTAATATTGTTTTGTGATAAAAAATTTACATTATTTTTAAAAAAAAAATAATTTTTTTTCATTTATTTTGAAACCACCCTGGAAGTCCCAAATGTTTTCTTTTATCAAAAATATTATCTTTTGCACCTTTAGTAGCTGAATTATTATAATGTAAAAAAACTTGAGCACAATCTTCACCTTCAAATTTTTCTCTCCAATGTTCTAATAAATTACCTTTATAAACTAACATATCTCCTGGTTTTAAATCTACTTTAATACCTTTAGAATTATCTGATACATAACCTCTACCCTCAATAAATTTACCTTTTTTATAATTTGGTTCAATATAAATTGGCCACTCATCTCCTCCTAAATTTAATGTAGTTGAAATTTCACAACTAAATCTGTCTTTGTGACGATCTAAAATATCTCCTTTTTTATAAATTCTTGCATACGAATATGTCGGAATTAATTTTAAACAAGTTTGTTTTTCCATAATCGGTTGCACTGCTAATAATAAAGTCTCCATTGCAATATCCGAATAATGTGAATAAGTATTTGGAACCTGTACATCACCAAATACACCAAAATCTTTAGTAAATGGGGAAATATATCTTGCATCAAACATTGTTCTTGCAACTTGTCTCTTCATTAAAAAATAATTATAAACAAAAATTGCAATTTTTGGATCTATTGCTTTTTTTATTATAATAAATCCTCTTTCTTTAAATAAATTTTTATTTATCATATATTTACTTTTGCCATTTCTTTTGGAACCGCTTGTATATTAAAATGAATAAATCTAAATGGTTCCTTACCATGATCTACTGCAAATTCATGTTCCATATAACCCGGAAAAAATAAAAGAACTCCAGGTTTAACTTTAAAGTGAATTTTTTCCATACCATAATTAATTTCATTTTCTTTTTTTAATTTTAATTTGGTAGAACGTGCCCCCGTTCTAGGGTCGTGAAATACTGGAAATGAAGTATTTTTACTCGCTTTAAGAAAATAAAAACCACATACATGTTGATTCCAATGAATGTGACTAGAATGATGTCCTCCACCATTTTTTGAAAATTCTTGAACCCAACTATCAGAAAAAAAAGTTTGATATTGTTGCATATCGAATCCTTGCCAATCTAGAAACTCCCAAGCTTTCTGACCAACATAGTTATGAAAATCTTTAAATTTAGTATCTGATATTAATTGTTTTGAATGATAAGACATTCCAAAATCATTAAATTCTTTAATATTTTTTTTATTTGATTCTCTAGCTTCTAAAATATATTTATCAGTTGCTTTAATAATTGATTTAAGAAAGTCTAATTTTTCTTCAAACCAAAAAGGTGTTTGAAAATATTCTTCTTTAAACATATTATTTAAATGGATATCCAAGGTTCCAAATAACCAATGAATATCGTACTCCTTTCGTAACTGGTTGAACTCGATGCCATATAAAACTTGGAAATACTACTATCGAACCTTTAGGTAATATTTCTTTTACAGTCAACAAATGTTTATCTTCATCACGCATATGAGGATCATAATTCCTAGTATCAAATTGTAGTTCTCCACCTTCATACTCACTACCATCAGTCAATTGACAAGTTACTGATAACTTCCTAATTTTATTATGTATATTTAAATCATTTGGTTCATCATAAGGTTTTTCAAAACCATCTGTATGCCAATCATAATATTGATTTAATTTATATTTTGTAAATTGACAGTTTTCTGAAAAATCCCAATCAAAATTCCAACCAGCTAATTTATTTGCTTCATGTATATAAGGGTGTATTTCTTTATAAATCCAACTATCATTCAACCACACAATATTAGAATTTCTTTTCTTTTTTAAATTTAAAATTTCTTCTTCTTTTAAAGGATTTTTTTCAAAATTTCTATTTTTACTAAACCCCCCTGTTATTCCTAAACCTTCTTTATGTTTTAATCCATAACTAATAACTTCATCACAGAATTTAGGAGTTAAAGCAGATTTAAAAAACCAATAATAATTAGATAAATTCATAAGTAGATGTTAATATAAAATTTAATTGTTCCGATGTATTAGCAGTCACATGATATCTTTGTGTAGACGGAAACATTACAAAATCATTATCATTTAAAATTATTTCGTAACTTTTACCTTTTCTTCTATTATCATCATATTCTATATATACTTTACACGAGTTTTTTCCAACATTTACGCCATATAACATTACATAATCTGGTGAGTTTCTTAAATCTACAGGATTAAGCTGTAATAAAGAATGTGAATGTTGTCTTAAACTATAAATATTTCCAACTGTCTTTTTATGAATTAAATTTAAACCGTGTTCTAAATTTATATGTTCACGTAAATAGGTTTGTAACATATCCCACGCTTTAGAAAATGGAAATTCATTATTATAATTTATAAATAATAAAATATCTAAACATAGTTTTTCTCGATCTATTTCAAAATCTTTGGGCATTTCTATTTGACCAAAATATAAATCTATTTGTGATAATACTTTCTTTTTCATAACTTCTCATTAAATATCAAAAATGAGTGTTATTGTAAAGTGTATTTATGGTCTAGTAACTAAATTAAAAGATTGTTCAGCTTCATTCCATTCATAGTAAGACATAGCTGTAAATTGTTCTTGAGTTAATGTTGGTGCGGAACCAATAGGTGATTTCCAAGATGCTGTTGGAATATGTTTTACCCATGAATTATAAGGTTTGGGTGGCCAAAATATTTGATTTTCTTCATCCCAAATATAACCAATACCTGCATAATTTCCTCTAAATGGCGTTCCACCTAAGTTATGTTTTGCACCTATTGTATTATATGATGTTTGAATCCACATTTGAGCTGGCCAATTATTATGTTTTTCTAAATATTTTTGACCAATAGATTCCTCTTCAATACCAGATGTATTTAACATATCACTATTATTTAATGTTAACACTGTTAACACTTTTTTATCATTATTTATTTTTGCAAAATGTGCCATATTATTTAAATTGATATCTTATTACAACTATTCCAGAACCCCCATTAGCTCCTGCAGCAGAACCAATATTATTTCCTCCACCTCCTCCTCCTGTGTTATCTGTTGCAGTTCTAAGTGCAAGAGGCGGAAGCGGTTGTGGGTTTACTTGACCTACACCACTACCCCCTAAACCACCTGGAATATATGTTGGTGCTGGAACTGGACCACATCTATAACCACCTCCTCCACCACCATAATATCTAAAACCCCCACTAGGTTGTCCATTTGATCCAAATACTGTTGTAATACCTATTCCATCACCACCAGTAGATCTTAAAGCAGTAGTAGGTTGAATATTAGTATTAGATGATTGACCACTTCCGATTGCTCCACCTCCTCCACCTGAACCGTAAGATCCATCTGGACTGTCGGTTGATCCTTGACCTCCTGGATTTCCTTGAGAAGGACTTACTGGTGGAGTATTTCCTATTCCACCTCCTCCTCCTGGTCCATGAGTTGGGCAACCAGGACTTCCTGCTCCACCACCTCCTCCTGAACCACCAGATAATGGACTAGGCTGAGGATTTGCTCTAGTATTTCCTCCTCCTCCTCCAGCTGAAGTTATTGTGCTAAAAATTGAATTATTTCCAGGGTTTCCTGTTTGTCCTGCACATGGATTAGGAGGTGCTCCTGCTCCTCCTCCACCAACTGTTATTGGAAAATCTGTAGCTGTAATTGTAACTGCGGTTCCACTAGGATAATTATTTATAGGTAATCCTGGTGAACCTGGAGCTGGTGAATTTACTGTATTTAAATAAAATCTTGTTCCTCCTGCTCCACCTCCTCCTCCACTATTACCTGTTCCTCCTGATCCACCTCCTGCAACGACTAAATAATCTACTGTTGCAACTGGTGAACTAACTTTTGAAACACTAAAAGTTCCAGGACCTGTAAATGTATGAATTTTAAAATTTCCATCCTCTGTTATTGTTCCTCCTGTTGCTACGATGAGAGCTCCACCACCTGCTGTAAATCCAAATCCTTTTGCTGAGGCTCCTCCGCGTGTTGAGTTTAAAGGCATTCTTTCTTCTCCTTAAGCTTTAAATTGCGTTTGTGCTGCTAATACTGTGTATGTTGATGCCGCTGTTTTAAGAGCTGTATAAGTGTAGACATCATTAGATGAAGCGTTTCCAGCTGTTGGAGCCGATCCACCTTGATAAACTACTGTAACGTTTGTAGTTGTTCCATCAACTTGTACTACGTTATTATAAAATGTTGTGTTGCCTTGTTTTGTAATTAATGCAACTGTTGCTGATTCACCTGTAGCTAGAGCCGCGTTTAATGCAGTTGAAGAATTTCCTCTTAAATTAACTGTAAAGTTTGCACCTAAATCAACGTTTTGAAAATAAACAGCTTGAGTAAGTACGTCATATGTAAATGTAGTTAGAAATGTAGTTGATATAGTTGCAGCTTCAAACATACCAAATATTTTAGATTCACCATTTAATGTAATTCTTCCAAGATCACCTTTTGGAGTTAAAGTTAATCCAACATTTGTATCTCCACCTGTTGCAGAAATAACTGGATTGTTTCCAGTTGCTGCGTTGGTAACTGAAATTTCGTTTACTGCTGATGCTGTAGTTGCAAATTTAATTTGCTCATTACCATTTTCATCACCAATAAAATTGCCACTATCTATTAAAATATTTTTAGCGTTAGTATCTAAATTTGCAGATAATTGTGGAGCTGCATCATTAGATAATTTTCCAATGTTAGAATCTACAACATCAGTTCCATTTAAATATAAAAGTTTTGTTCCTTTATCTGTTGCAGAGAAAGTAACACCTGTTTGACCCGCAACTTTTACTGTTACAGTAAAAGCACCTGATGTACTATTTTTAATTACATAAACTTTTTCATCTGGTCCTGTTGCATCTGAAGGAATAGTAACATCTACGTTTCCTGAAATAGTTCCTGAAAGTTCTAATACTGCATTTTTACCATTTGAAAGTGCACCATTAGTGTATGTTAATGTAACTCCTGTTGTTGCATTTAATGCAACTGATTCATAACCAGCAATTGCTTGCTGAAGAATAACTAAATTTGTATTTGTAATATCACCCCATGTACCGGCGTTTTCGCCTGTAACTTGAATTTCTAGTTTAAGGTCCGTAGAATAACTTGATGCCATAATTTTAATCCTTATTTTGTTATATTATTAAATTTAAGCGGCTGTGTCAATCT